CAAGAAGGACGGCTCGTTCTCTCTCCAGATGACCTCTGGCGAAGACTATCCGCCGCCGTTCGTGGACGCTGCGGGCAACGAAGTGCCGCGCAACAAGGTGAAGATTGGCGGCGGCTCGATCATCAAGCCGGACGTCACTGTCAACGCCTACGATGGCTTTGGTGGAGGCATCAACCTCTACATCAATCAGGTCCAGATCATCGAACTCAAGACCCGCGTCTTGAACAAGTTCGAAGCCGAAGAGGGCGGTTACGTCTTCAACGGTGGTGACGCTGATGAAGACCGGTCGGAAGACCTCGACGACGCTGAGCCCGAGGCCCCCGAGGCACCGGACAGCAACACGGACGACGACATCCCGTTCTGATGTCCAAGCCCGCACTCACCATCGAGCCTGAGTTTCGCTCAGGTCTCGAACGGGAGGCTGCGGCCAAGCTAACTCAGGCCGGTGTGCCCTTTGGTTTCGAAAGCCAATGGATCAAGTACATCGTGCCTGAGCGCGAGGCCAAGTATCTTCCAGACTTTTCCTTCGACGGTTGTCCGATCATCCTAGAGCCCAAAGGGCGCTTTGGTGGTGCGGTCCCGGGCGGCAAGTTTCGCGTCTCCACCAAAGACGCTGCCGTGAAGGAACGACAGAAGTTCGTCCTGCTCAAGCAACAGCATCCTGAGTTGGACATTCGCTTCATCTTCTCCCGCGCATCGACGCCCATCTACAAGGGCTCGCCCACGAGCTACGGCAAATGGGCAACGGACCACGGCTTCAAGTGGGCCGAGAAGGTCGTGCCGGATGAATGGATCGAAGAGATCAAGGCGTACCAGAAACCCAAAAAGAGAAAGTGACCCCATGTCTGAGACCCTGACCATCGGCACCCCGAACCTCGCGAACGACCTCTCGCTGTCGCCGCAGTGCCGGAAGATTTTGGCTCACCTTGAGAGCAAGGACAGCAACGGCAACTATCGCACGATCACGAACAACGAAAGCATGCTCGTGTTCCACGTGTTCAGGCTCTCGGACGTCATCTTCAAGCTCCGCAACGCTGGCTATCCGATCAAGATGACCATGAAGCGTGACGGCATCGGCGGCCAGTACGCCTCCTATCAGTTGGTCCGCTGATGACCGTACGCAACATCTATCTCGCAGGACTCGTTCTGATCACCACAGCAGCAGCTATCGACGGGGGCTTCACGCCTGCGCTGGTCACTGCAGGGGTGGGGCTGATGTTCTACGCCCTAGGCGAAGCAGTAGCATCCGTCTGATGGACGTCGCAATCGCACATACGGCAGCCACGGTTCTCCCGTGGTTGCCAGTCGCTGCTTGGGTGATCATCGCTGTGGTCGCCTACGCTGCTACGAGAGAATTCCTCGAAAGGTTACGCAGTGAGTTGCACTAAGGGGCCATGCCCCTGCGGACAGTCTTCGGATGCGTTCGCTACATATGACGACGGAAGCGGAAGCTGGTGCTTTAGCTGCAATGACGTTGAGAAGTTCAAAGGCGCAGGCCCGGTTGCTGCAGTGGAGAAGTCTCCAAAGGCATCTGGCTCCTTCAGTCCGATTGATACCACCGTCAGTCCCCTTAAGGCGCGCGGTATCACCGAAGACACCATGCGCAAGTGTGACTACCGTCTCGGCAAGCTCTGGGACGGCACACCAGTCCACGTCCAGCTAATCAAGGACGAGCAGGGCAAGCTGATCGACCAGAAGACGCGAACGCGCGACAAGCAGTTCAAATGGCTTGGGCAGAGCGTCTACAAGAACAACGGCGGAATCATTGGCGAGTGGTCGTGGCCTGCGAAGGGCAAGACTGTCGTCATCACCGAGGGCGAGATTGACCGCATGACGGTCTCTCAAGTCTTCGACAACAAGTATCCAACCGGTTCGCTCCCGAACGGCTCAGGCTCCGTGAAGAAGGCGCTGCTGGCGAGTTGGGAGAAGCTTCTGCGCTTCGACCATATCGTGCTGTGCTTCGACAACGACGAGCCCGGTCAGAAGGCCCTCAAGGAAGCCTGCGACCTCCTGCCGGTAGGCCGGGTCAAGATCATGAGCGTTCCAGGTAAGGACGCCAACGCGACCTTGCTCGACGAAGGCCCTGTGCCGATCATCCGAGCCTACTGGGACGCAAAGCCCTTCCGGCCTGATGGCATCAGGGAGGGACGCGAGTTCACCCGAGAGAGCCTCAAGAAGGCCATGGGCAAGCGTAAGGGCCTCGACCTTCCGTATCCCAAGCTCAACGGCATGTGGATGGGTCTTCGCCCTGCGGAGATTACGACCCTCTGCGCGGGCTCAGGCATCGGCAAGTCTACGCTGGCTCGCGCCATCGCCTATCACATGCGCGTCGCTCACGGCGAGAAGATTGGCAACATCTATCTTGAGGAAGACAACGAGACCTCGGTCGCAGCCTACTGCGCCTTGCATGCCGGTGTGCCCCTCAAGAGCCTCATAGCGAACCCTTCGCACATCAGTGACGATCAGTGGGATGCCGCGCTAGAGGCTGTCATCCACGACAACATGATGTTCTACGACCACTTCGGTTCGCTTGAGAGCGACCGACTGCTGACCATGATGCGCTACTTCGCGGCCAGCGGCTGCAAGTTCATTGTGCTTGATCATATCAGCATCGTTGTCTCAGGCCTTGAGACGATGGACGAGCGTAAGGACATCGACGTCCTGATGACCAAGCTGGCATCCTTCGTGAAGGAAACCGGTGTTGGCGTAATCGCCATCGTGCACTTGAAGCGGTCGAATGGCAAAGACTTCAACGGCGGCGACCAGATCAGCCTCAACGACCTTCGGGGCTCCGCGTCTCTGGAGCAGCTATCGTTCAACGTGCTCGCCCTTGAGCGTGATCAGCAGAACGAGGAAGAGAAGCTCTACGCGCAGATACGTTCACTCAAGTGCCGCATCACTGGCGAGACTGGTGAAGCCGATCTGCTGAAGTGGAATATCGCGAAGGGCTGCTACGAGGTTGCGACCCGCAGCAAGGAGATACCCGATTTCGACCCTCACGAGAAAGGTGACACGGATGATATCAAGTTTTGAAGACGTCATCGCGATGCTCATGAAGCACGGGGCGACCCGCAAGCAGGCAGAGAGCATCATGTACGACGTCTATCACGAGCCTATGTCGTCCGCTCAGAACCCTGACCCTAAGGCACGCCGCAGGGAACGCAGCTACCAGATGGCCAAGTGGGCCATAGCCAAAGCAAAGGAATACGGCGCACAGAATGCTGAGACTACTATGGGATACCGAGAGTAACGGCTTTCTGGCTAACGCCACCCGTTTCCACTGCATCGGTATCACCAACGTCGATACAGGCGAGTACAGGGGCTATCGGCCTCACGAGCTTGATGCGGCACTGGAAGAAATGACGAAGGCTGATGTCATCATCGGCCAGAACATCATCCGACACGACATCCCGCTCGCCAAGAAGCTGAAGAAAGGCTGGAGCCCCAAACCTGGAGCAGCGATCAAAGACACGATGGTCATCAGCCGCACGATGTTTCCGAACATCAAGGCGACCGACATCGCGCTGGTGCAGGCAGGCAAGCTCCCGCCGAAGTACAAAGGCAAGCACAGCGTCGCTGCGTGGGGCCATCGCCTCGGCAACCCCAAGGGCGACTACGCGGAGATCATGGAAGCCAAAGCTCGTGAGCTTGGCCTTGAGAACCCGCGTGACATTGCGAACTTCGTGTGGGGCCAGTTCAACGAAGACATGTTCGAATACATGGCTCAGGACTGCGCCACCAACTTCGACATGTGGAAGCACTTCAATCCCGACGCCTATCCGCAGGCACCGTTAGACCTTGAGCATCGTATCTCCCGCGTATGCGATGCCATGAATACGGCGGGAGTGCCTTTCGACCTCAAGGCCGCTGGTGAGCTTCAGGCCGAACTGGTTGGGAAGAAGCACGTCATCGAGACGAAGCTCAAAGAGAAGTATGGCTTCTGGTTTCAACCGGTGAGCCCTGATCCCACCAAGTCGCTGTTCATTCCGAAGCAGCCGAACCGCAAGCCTGCGGTCGCGACGCTGGACGAGAACGGCGATTGGGAATGGTCGAACCCCGGCTACTGGGGTGACGAGACGATCACCGAGGTGCCCAAGACCGACGTCGATGGCAACCCGGTCTACAACGCCAAGGGTGTCCTGCAGACCACTAAGGTCAAAGAGTTCAAGGGCTACCCGTGCACCAAGCTCAAGAAGATCGAGTTCAACCCGGGCTCCTCGGACCACCTTGCGAAGAAGCTGATCGAGCAGGGATGGCGGCCAACGAAGTTCACGGATGGCGGCAAGCCAGCCATGGACGAAGAAGTCATCGAGAGCATTGGCAACCTGTTCCCCGATATGGACGGCCTGCCGACGCTCCTGATGGTCAACAAGCGACTGTCGCAACTCGTTGGTGGCAAGTCTTCGAAGTATCCGCTGATCGACAGCGTGCAGGAGGATGGATGTATCCACGGCGTCATAAACCCGATGGGCACGATTACCTCGCGAGCAGCGCACATGTTCCCCAACTTAGGGCAAGTGCCGAGCGCGAAGAAACCGTACGGCCACGAATTCCGCAGGCTGTTCACCAAGCACGTGCCTACTTCCTATCACGGGACGGGTTTGTCGTCCTGCAAGTTGGGGAAGATGGTGCCATGGAAGTTCTTAGGTGCTGACCAAGAGGGCCTAGAGCTTCGTGGGCTCGCCCACTACCTGCATCCGCTCGACGGCGGCAAGTATTGCACCACAGTCATCAGCGGTGATCCTCACTGGCTCCATGCGGTTGTCATGGGCCTTGCCGAGGGTGAGCGCGACAAAGCCAACCAACTCCACACCGTTCTCCGTGAGGACGGCAGCAAGAGGTTCATCTATGCCTACATCTACGGGTGCGGAGACGAGAAAGCTGGCTCTATCATTTACGAAGCTCTACTCAACGCGCGAAGGTCCTGTGGTGACGCAGGAGCAGCCGTTTACGACAAGTTCTTTACCGACAATCCCGGTGAAGATGAACTTCGTAAGGTTGGCAAGAAGGTCAGACGGTCGTTTCGAACTCGTATCGAAGGCTTCAAGACCTTACAGGATCGTCTGAGTGAACAGGTTGGCAAACGAAACCGCGTCATCGGTCTCGATGGACGTATCATCCCGATCCGATCTGACCACAGCGCCCTCAACTTCCTCATTCAGTCCGCAGGCGCAATCGTCTGTAAGGAATGGGTGGCTAGTGCTTTCGAAGAACTCGAACGGCGATACACCTACAATTGGGATGACCCGTGGGCAGGAGATTTTGTGTTTGTGCTCTGGGTCCACGACGAGGTCCAGTTGTGCGTGAGAGAAGGCCTTGAAGAAGAAATCGGTAAAATCATCGTCGAGTGCGCCCAGAAAGCGGGCGTCCCGTACGGCCTCCGCGTCCCGCTCGACAGCAAGTACGTCGTCGGCGACACGTGGGAAGACACTCACTGAAGACACAGGGGACGCCTCAGGGCGTCTCCTACGTCTCCTGCGCCAAGTGCAGCGGGAGCACGTGCGGGTCAAGAGCGACCTCGCTCGCAAGGAAGCAGACGTCATTGCGATGGCTGCGTCCCTGCAACTCATATCGACCAAGGTGGGCGCACAGCGCTTCGCCAAGACGTGGCTGATTACCAGCAAGGGCCTCGTGTGGCTCAACGAAAAGGACGACTAATGTCAATCGAAACCATCGTCAGCGCGCTCCAGAACGAAGTCGAAGGCGCGCGGGACACCGCATGGGACGCTGGCTACCTGAAGGGCGTCGCTGACGCTCGTGCGCGACCGGCGCAGGCCGACCGCATCGTTCAGGAGATCATCGCTGATAGCGCTGCGGCCTACTACGACGAGCTAGAGGAAGCCGTGGACAACTGGAAGTCCTACGCGGAGACCGTTCGCCAGTAATGAAGAAGCTTCTACTGATCGACGGCGACGAAATGCTGTTCAAGGCTACCGCCGCCGTCGAGCATGAAACCAAATGGAACGTGGTGCTGGGAGAGGTGGACTGGCGCGAGCCTCCGATCCACGTGCTCACCAGTCACCCCGGGAAGGCACAGCAAGTCTTCGAGGAAATGATCGAGCGCTTCTTTGAGCGGTTCGAGACCCGAGAGCACTTCCTGTGCTTCTCGACCACGGCAGACTTCAACTTCGAACTCGACAAGCAGGCGAACTTCCGCTTCGACGTCGATCCGACTTACAAGAACAACCGCGCCAACTCCCGCAAGCCCCTGTGTTACGCGATGATGCG